GGCACCGGGTGCAGGCCCATTGCAAGGGCAATTTCGGGGATGGTCAGGCCGTCCTCGTTTGCCGCGTCGCGCAGCAGGGCGCGGATGCGCTTTTCCATTTTCATTCCGTGTCTCCAAGTTGTTCAAGATTTGCGGGCCACTGGCCCATTGCTGTGATCTGGCGGCGGGTGTCTGCGCCCCATGCTTTTTCCATGAGTGCTTGCGCGTGCCTGCCGCCCAGCTCGTAATGGTCGAACCGGGCATGGCATCCCTTGACGCTTGGGCGGTCGCAGCAAAGCGCGAAGCAAAGGCGGTCGTCGGCCTTTGCGCCCTTTGCCTTGCCTGCATTGGGATGGGCCGCCTGGCTGTAGCCCTGAATGCCGCAGGCTTTGCATCGCATGGATGCCACGATTCGCCGGTATTTTTCAGAGCGGGTGGCGGTGGTTTTGGGGAAGGCAATCACCGCAGCGCCCGATCTTGGTTTCGGTTGCTGGCTTCCATCGAGCGCCAGATTTCCACCCTCGCCTGCGCGGCCCTGAGTTGCCACACCAGCGTTTCCTCGGCTTCGATGGCGGCTTTGATGCCCTCCAGCAGCTCCAAGTAATCCGGGTGGGCGTAGGCGTATTGCTCGCGGGCGTTGACGGCTTTTTCAACGCATTCGTACATCAACATGGCCTTTTTGCTCTTGCGGAATTCTTCAAGGTAGACCCGCTCAGCCTTGGCTTTTGCGAACTCGGCAGATTTGGCGATGATGAAATCGACGGTGGTGTTTGGGTCTTTCATGCCTGAACTCCCACCAGTCTTAGCGCGTCATCGACATTGCGCACGATGTGGACCACACCCGGCCAAGTGCTCATGAATTCGACTTGCGCGGGCGTAAGCTTGCCTTTTGGCCCCTTCACTTCAATCAACCAAACCTTGTCGTTTTTGGCCGCAAGCAAATCCGGGATTCCGTTGCCCACCGATGCGAGCGAGACCACCGACACGCCCACTTTGCGCAGTGCGTCAACGATGGCCGGTTGGTTCAGGTCGATCTTTGCCGCCCTCATGCCGTCACCACCACGTCAAACCAACGCGCACGCGCCGCGCCAGCCGAATCAATAGCCCAGTCGCCTCGCGCCACGAAAACGCGCTGCGGCGGCGTTGTTGCGCGGGAGCTGCTGCACAGGCCGATGCGCGCGGCGTGGGTAACTTCGGCTGCACTCAGCGGCGTTTCGTCTTGCTCGGGGGCGCGGATACCGGCGGCGCGTCCTGGCCAGTCGGCGCGAGCGGTGTCGGCCCCCTCGCCAGCCGTCGCAGCTCCTGCTCGCTGTGCCCATGCGCTACCCAGTCGGCCAGCGCCTTGCGCCGTCTGGCCACCGATTGCTCGGCTGTGATCTGCATCCGTCCGATGGTTTTCAGCAGCCTCGCCCCGCACCACAAACAGGTGGGGCAGTGCAGCGGGTAGCCCGGCCCGATGCTGGCTCGGTGGCAGTCTTGACAGGCCATAGGTCATGCGGCTCTCCGCGTGCGGATGGCTTCGGCTTCGCGGGCCATCTTCATCTCCGTGGGCGTGATCTTTGCCCCGGCTGCGTGACGGGCCAAAATGCGCGGCGCCCAATCCATCGCGCCCGTGGTCGTCTGTGGCCTGGCGGCGGTGACGTGGCCCAGCTTCGCCAGTTCTTCGCGCATCCGCTCCGGGTTGGCAGCGGGCACCGGCAGGGCAATCGCGGCGGGTGCTGGCGCTGATCGGCACAGGTTGCGAAATTGCAACAGGTTCGGCGCGCGGTCTGGCAGGTTGTCCAGCGCCCAGGCGATGCGCTTGAAGCCGTCTGGCGTGCCGAACACGTCAAGCTCATGGCACCACGCGGTTTTCACATCACCAGGGTCTACCTGCGCGTACAGCTCGAAAAACTGCTTACCGTAGGCTGCTGCCAAACGGGAAAAGATGCGGTCAATTGCGGTTGATGAGAGCGACATTGCTTTTCTCCATTTCGACAAAATCAAAGGTGGGCACCAGCTTCACGCGGGCGACATTCGGGGCAAGGCCCTGCGCCACTTCGCGCTCTTGGCGCATGTGGGCGGTCTCGGTCTGGCGGTTTGCCGTCATGGCGGCGGGCTTCGGTGCGCGGGCGGCGTACCAACCGGCGTTGAACCCCTGCCAGCCGTATTCACAGCAGGCGGTGACGGCGGCTTCCAGGCTGATCCCGGCCTTGTCGGCTTCGCGCTGTAGTCCAGCGATGGCGGTTGCCGTCAACGGGCCTGCGCGTTTGGCTTTGCGAACAACGAGAAAGTCAGCAAGCAAAGCGGGGGGGATGGCCAGCGCTTGCGCGGGCTTCTCCCCTTCAATCCTTGCTTTCTTCTCAATCCTTGTTTCTTCTTCAATACTTACTAGTGGGGGATTCACCGGCCCCGGTTCAACCGGCGACGGCTTATCCGGCCCCGGTGAAACCGTCGACGGCAAAACAGCCTTCGGTGCGGTACACGTTTCGGCCACGATGTAGTCGTAACCAGCCAGCTTCCCGCCTTCACCGCGCGCTGCTGTGCGCTGCACATAGCCAGCCGACATCAGCTCGGTGATAAGCCCGCGAACACCGTCCCGGCCCAGCGGGTGCGACGATGCCGATGTTTCGTTGATAAGCGCCTGCACCGAGACTTGCCAGTGATCCGGCTTGCCCAACAGGTACACCAGCAGGCCGCGCGATGCCCATGACAGGTTCGCGTCCTCGCTGATCCGCTTGTCCAGAATGTAGAAATTCGATTTCGGACGTGGCGCGCGGGTAATCATGCTGCCCTCCGATAGATTTTTTGCTTGAGCCGGTTTTCGACGGTGGCAACCATGCGGTCGATGGCATCGCGCACAGTCAAGGCCCGATTCATGGGGGCATTCCATGCGCCGTTTTGCCGGATGCTGCGCACCGTCATGTCTGAGAACTCGATGTCCTCTGTCACCGGGTGGCAGTGGTCGGCAACGATGGCAAAGGCATAGCGGCGCGGCGGGCAGTGGGTGCCGTCACAAAGCCGCTCAATAGCCAGCTCCTGCCCTCTCAATATGGGCGTGGCGATGAATTTGCCCTCAATGAAAATGAAGAGCTTGTCGCCAAAATCCAGGAAGCCGTCCAAGTCAGTCGGCGTGATCTTGTTGTACGTCAGGCCCTTGAATTCAGCTATCTGACGCGCCCGCTCCCGGTGCTGTATCTGCCCCCGCACTGCGGGCTGGTCAAACATTGGAAAGCACCCGGCCTTCTGCGCTGAATGCCTGCTTAAAGGCTTCAACGCTGCTGCCCATGTACAGGATGGCCTGGCCTTGCAGCGGCGCGCCTGATGGCTTCCCGTCGGGGTCGATGAACTTGATTCGGCTTTTTGGAAAGCAGACGGCAGTTGCAGAAACCAGCATCCGCTGAAACCACTGCGTTTCTGTCGCGTTGTTCACCAGAATGCAGGCCTGCTCAATCTCGCCAGACTCAAACTTGCTGGCCACCGCCTCGGCAAAGTCGCCCATAAGCGGCTGCGCATAAGGGGGGTTCATCCACACGCGGCCCGCCCACACCTTCGTTCTGCCGTCATCGTCTGCGGTGTAAATCTGAGCGGCTTGTACCGTCCGGTTAGCAACCTCAGACGTAGCCGGGTCCGTGTCGATGCCGCCCATGACTTCACGCGCCAGCTCAACGTACTTGCTGGGCGTGTACCACTCGTTATTGCCGCTGTTGTTGGCAACGTGAGCCTTCACCGCCTCGCGCATCACCTCTTTGGCCGGCTCGCTGGCGGTTGCAATGGCTGCCATTGCGGCTTGCTGGGTTTCAGCAGGCAGCGCTGCAAACTGAGCCGCCAGCGGCACCTCGTCGGCCACATCTGGCACTTGCGCAATCACTTTTGCGGCCTGCACCACGTCCTGCTGCTTTGAGCCGGCTACTGAGCCACCAGCGGCCTCGATTACCTTGGCTGCGGCGTCGTATGCCCCGGCCCGCTTGACAGTGGCAGGGCTTACGCCGTGGTCAGCAGCAAGACGGTCGGCTGTGCTTTTTTGCGGTGAGTCAATTGGATCAATTTGAGCTAATTGACTTTCTGAATTGTTGCTATTCCCTACTGGCGCGCCGACTGCCTTCTTCGCCCGGTTGTACCGCCTGCCAAGCGCCCGTGTGAAGGCTTCCGGCGACATGTTGCGCTTGCCCATCTGGTTGGCATCCATCCAATCCATTGCGGCATCGCGGTCGGCAAAGTCCATGCCCACCGTGCCGAAGGGCAACCCCAAGCGGGTGCAGATCTCGTGGCGGTTGTGGCCGTCAATCAGAAGGTCGCCCCACAACACAAGCGGGTCGCGGCAACCATCGGCCACGATGTTTGCCTCAAGTTGGGCACGCTCTACAGGCTCAAGCGGGTCGAGCAGCGCCTGAAATTCCGGGTCAATGACAATGTTTGGGTGCATAATTTCGTGGTTCATTTCTCAAGGTTTTGAACAACCCACCCGAGCCGTTACTGCGGCGTTGACGGTGGGTTTCTTTTTGTGGCTGAACAGGCGCAGCCACACCGCCGTTATTTGGTCGGCCGCTTGATGCGGAACTGCTTCGCAGCTTCTGCTGGGCCGTCGATGCGGATCGGGTTGCGCGCAGGGGCCAGCAGCTGCGCAACCGTCTTGCGTGGCTTGCGCGGCTTTTTGTCGTCAGCTAGGTAGACCGATCGCTTGGCTTCGTCGTCAGCAAGCTC